CTGCTGCATTGTTCCAGAACTCAAAAAGTGGAGATTGGTACTGACCAAAGATATGCATAAAACTCAAAGTTCTACCAAATTGATACCAATAAGTTCCTTTTAACCATCTTGCATCAACTACTGGATCAAATACAAAAACTTGATTTGTACCCCCTACCATAGAATCTGAATTCACTGTAGTCCATGATCCATCAAATCCATCAGTTGAGTCGTTAGATACTGTCCATACTCCTTGAGCGTTAGGAGTGCCAGATATTCTATACATGATTTTCTCTAACTTAATTGAACAAGGAAAATTCCATAAATGAGATGTATACCACGCAGTTACATCTACACCTGGGTTTACATATATATCCCCATCTAAAATATAATATGCACTTGCTCCTACAAGATTTTTAATACTATCTGCTGGTGTATATGTATAAAATAATGTTCCATCAAAAGCCCATCTTATTCTTGAAGCTGCCATTCTATCTCCTTATATATTCCTTATAGCCACTGCACCAGGGCTGCCGACAAACAACCTTGCATTATTATAGTTAGCCACACAAGTCCCTATCGGTATCCTTGTGTCTATTGAGTAAGTATTTGAAACTCTTGTAACCGTAACCTTTCCATTATTGAGAACAACAAAGCCTTTCCACTCAGCACAACTCCAGGGAGTTCCTATGGTTAAACTTGTTATCTTCTGAACCAATGAACCTGAAACAAGTTCATAGATAGTGTTTGAAGTGCATACTATTGTCACATCACTCATAACAAACAACTGAGGATATGGAAACGATACGGTTAAGGAAGAAGTATCTATTCTCGACAGTTGGTCAATCACCTGTAAGACTTCATCCCTTCCTACCGCACCCTTACACTCCACAAGAAAACCGCTATCCCTCTTTGCCCGCTTGGTAGGTCTAAGTCCTTTAGATATCGTGTTTATCTGAAAAGTCGTTATATCGTCTTTTGCCATTTATCTGCACAGTGGATAGGTGATTAGCCTATCAAACTTGCTCTCCTGTAGATAGATTCTTGCATTGTTGTTTGATATCGTCTGTTTTGCATATTCAGCCATTTGAATTATGTTCGCATCAGTCCTACCGAACTTCGGCATCAGGACTTTGGCAAGGTTCTTGGAAAGCATAAATTCATATTCGTCTGGGAATAGAATAGTATCGGTTGTAAAGATTGAGGATGCGAGTTGTTTCTCAGAAGTAAGATTACATGAGTAAGCCGTGTCGGGAGTAGGATAGAAATATAATTTACCCGTTGGAGCTAAGGCATGGTAGAAAACCTTATCAGGCATACCCTGAGTGCTTTTCATTGTATATTCATTGTATTCATTAAGCGAGTTAAACACTTCTAATACAGTATCAGTAGTATCTACTCTTATAAATGCACTATGGATGCTTGATGGTCTTGCCACGAGGAAGTCAGAACCAACTTCTTCTGAAATCGTATAACTCGCCTGTGAAGGTATCAATGTAAGAGTTTCTACTGAGAACGCATTGAGCATTAGACCTTCTATTGCAAACAACTTGAGCATAACATTGAGTTCTGATAGTCCAATCGAATAAAACTCATCAGATATCTCTCCACCTGGGGGTACAACACCTATATCATAAAGAGCAGTATTTATAATGTCTCGTACAATCAAATTAACCTCCTATTTGAATCATCCATGAATAATCTGGAAATGTTTTAACTGGAACTAAATCAAATATTTCATCTACAGCCTGCTTTACACCTTCAAATATAGGATAATCATGTCCTGCAAGAATACCGCCTTCTTTAACTTTTGGCATCCATGCAATTATGTCCTGCTTGACGCTCTTATAAGAATGGTTTGCATCTATATAAACAAGATCAAAATATTTATCTGGGAAATCATTGACCGCATCTATGGATGGTTTTTTAATCTTTTTAATATTTTCATATTTAGCTATTCTTTCATCAAACTTCTTTTCTACAGCTTGCATATCACTGGTACAGATAATCAAATCAGGTATATCCCCATTCCATGTATCTATTGCGTATATCTCTGAGAACTTATTACTTAAAGCAAACTGTTCAATAGATTCACCTGAATAAGAACCTATCTCTGCCATCTTTCCATTTTCTATAGAAAGTTCATTGAAAAATGGAGTTAAAGATAATTCTTCACCCCGCATTTTATAAACTACATCTTTTGGTCTTGCAAGCAAATATCTATGATAATTCCCTTCATAGTTATATCTTCCGGTATGCTTAAAATCTATGTCTGGGAATACCCATAATTGACCGCCTATGTCTCTCCATCTTTTACAGAAGGCATAATCTTCGGAAGTCCATCTCTTATTATCCATAACACCCATATTAAAGAAATCGTAAGCATCGGTAATCCCTGAATTGATGATATCTATAACATTGGACTTATATTTTAAATCGGGATATGCCTCTTGCATCCTCTCAAAAACTATCCGTTTAATCCTTAAAAAACCTGCTGGCAAAAAATCTGCCTCTATAAGACCATCTCTTCCGATTGGAATACCGTCTTCTGTTTTTACCTGAACTGGAAACCCAGTTGGATGTCTTTTAAGAGGATATATACCTGCTACTACCTTTTCCTGTCGCTCTAAAATCTTTATTACTCCACCGGGATTGAAACCAACATCTGAGTCTATAAAGAATAAATCAGTACCATCTGTATTCATAAACATAGCAACAAGAGTATTCCTTGCTACCGGCAATACCGGACAACCTGAGATTATGTTGATTTCATACTCGATACCCTGCTTGTGTAAAAGTTTAACAGTTGCAAAAAGACTTAACGCACACTCTGATTCTATGTTTCCTAAATACGCAGGTATGGCGAATATTACTTTCATAAATCCCCGTAGAAATAGAGGGGAGGGGCCCCTCCCCTTTTAAAAGGTTTTTACGCAATCATCCCATAAGCCAGCATTGCTGTTCTTAGGGCATTCGCCAATGTCTGTGTGGTTGCCGCATCCGTTCCTGCTGCTGCGGTTGCCTGTACTGCAACTGGGGTAGTTCCATAAAAGCCAATTTTTCCAGAACTTCTACCCATTATGCAACCATCGTCATTCCCATTATCCACATAGTCTGCTGCCATATTTTTAACCTCCTTTTAGTTAATTTATACTCCACGAACCCTACAAGCCCACTCTGGTCTTATTGTCTTGTACCCGAACAGAACGTCAATTCTGGTTGGGAACCTATCGTTAATTACATCGTTACCTCTCCAGAGTCTCATGGAGATACCTTCGATTACAGCACTGGTCATTCTTGCACCAGGGTCTTTGTAAAGATCAGCCGTTACGAATGTGAAGGCATCCCGATGATAAGCAAGGTTCTGAGCATAAGTTGCAGAAGCCGCACCTGAACCACCTGCCGCCACTGTTACGATTGCCTTTGCTCCAGTTGAAGCTATTTCAATATTCTGGGTAGCTCCGGTAGCAACTGGTGTAGGAGATACAACCCACGCATCTGTTGCGTCATTGGTTATAGCTGTAGTCATTACGAACTGCTGGAGATGCGGATATCTTTGTTTGGTTTCGAGATTTACAGCATATACATCAGCAATCGTGAATATATCACCTACCGTGCAAGTTCCATCAGCACCAGTTGTAGTAATGGTAGAACTTCCATTTACTATACCGCCAGTAGGAACAGTTACCGTTCCACCAATGGTTGTTATCGGTGTCGTATCATCTCTTGAACCATTGGTATGATTTGGCACCATGTTGGATTCCCACCACTTAAATCCAGCAGCCTGACCGATGTATCCTTCCGCAAAAGCCCTCTCCAACTCACTTGCCTTATGGAAGTAAGTACCAATAGCCGCAACTGTTGTAGCCATAGCAGGAGAATCATACAGAAGGTGTCTATCACTTTCAGGAGCGAGTCCCTGACTTAATCTTGCACCAGCATTTAAGGCCGCAGCTAAAGAAGCTGGGGTAGTAGCCGGAGTACCAGTTAGGTTGTATATGTTTTTATACACAGCCGCAAGAACTGTATATTCAACAGTAGCCGCTAACTTAGACATTGCAGGGTCTATATACCTCTGCT